AGTGAGCCAATGATGAAGATGAGTAGTATTATGTGAGTACCATTTATTATTAGGGGATACACATGGATGCTATTCAAGTTGTCAGGTTGGCACTTTCCATTATTGGTGAAAGACTGCTGACGGTTTTGGCTTTGTTGCTGGTGTTTGCGATGGGTTGCTGGTCGATGTACGAACCGCAGTGGGAAAGGCTGGTAGCTCTGACTGTCTTTGCCATATTTACATTTTTGGTTTTGCGTAGAGATAGGAGTATGAAAGATGAAAAAGTATCAGGAGAGTAACCAGCAGAAGGCTACGGCAACACGCCCACAGATTCCGTCTGACGCAACAGCCGGTGGTGATCCGTACTACAAATCAGGCACGCTACCGAAAGGTGGGTTCCAGGCGCAGTGGTGCTTCGGCGGCTCCGGTGACCGTAAGAACAGCCCCACAGTAGGTGATGGCAAGAAGGTGTACTAATCATGGGTATCATGGCCTTCACCCCTATGGGGAACACCGTAACCTTTACGGCGGCAGTTAGTCCTCCGACTCCTGTTCGCGCCCTAGCCACAACGATTGCTGGCACACAGTATCGTGTACACAATCAAGGCAATGTTGTGGTTTACATGGGCTTTGGAGATACCGCTGCGGCGGCAACCACAATGGCAAATATTTCAATTGCTGGATCAACCATTAGTCTGATGCCTAATTCCGTTGAAGTATTTACTTTCAATGCAAATCAATACTTTACTGGCGCAACAGCCTCCGGCACGGCGGTGATAACGGTTGTTCCTGGGGATGGAAGCTAATGTTACGCACTGCTGGCGGTCTAACAATCAATAACACGACTCAGTTTGCTGGTTACTATGGATCGTTTTACAGTTCCATAACGCAATCTGATGGTGTTAATACGCCAACACTACTGTATTGTGAAAATACAGCAGATTCCAATGGCGTATCCATGCAGTTAGGAACCAGTAATAAAAAATCCCGCATGACGTTTGCTAACGCTGGAACATATAACATCCAGTTTTCAGCACAGGCACATCATCAGGGTGGCGGTGGTTCTGGCGGCACTATCAATATTTGGTTTCGGCTAAACGGAAGTGACATTGCAAACTCTGATACTCGACTAACGATTTCTAGTAGCAGTCCGTATCAGGTAGCTGCCTGGAATTTTATTGTGTCTGTAACGGCGGGTCAGTATGTTGAGATGGTGTATTCGTCAGACAATGCTAACGTTGAGTTCTTGGCAGAGCCATCGGCAACTAGCCCAGTTACTCATCCTGCTATTCCTTCTATCATTATGACTGCCCAACAAATAAGGTGATGATATGAAAAGTTACTTTTTATCCCGTGCAAAAGAACCGTCCACTTGGCGTGGCGCTATTCTGTTTCTGACTGCTATTGGCGTGCCTATTGCTCCGCAACTAGCAGAGGCTATCGTGTCTGCTGGCTTGGGATTAGCTGGTTTGATTGGTGTTCTTACGCCAGATCGTCGTGATTAACAGCCGCAAGTTAGAAGACCTGCTGCCGCCTGTTCGTGAACGGGTAGAACGCATGATTGCTGCCTGTGATGCTGAAGGTATCGACTTGCTGGTAACGTCAACGTACCGCGACAATGCCAGCCAAGAAGCCCTGTACGCTCAAGGTAGAACAGCTCCTGGGAGAATTGTCACTAATGCACGTTCTGGTCAGTCTTATCATAATTTCCGGTGTGCTGTGGATGTGGTTCCTATACGAAACGGCAAAGCCATCTGGGATTCCAAAGACCCTGTATGGCAACGTATAGGCGCTTTAGGAAAGGCTGCTGGTTTGGAGTGGGCTGGCGATTGGAAACGGTTTAAAGAGTTTCCGCACTTCCAGTATACCGCTGGTATGACACTGGCTCAGTTACAGAAGGGAGCGCAAATTGCCTAAGAAGGGTGTGAGCTTATCTGTAGGTCGCGGCGAGAAGCTGCCTGTTAGCAAGGGCGCTGGCCTTACTGCAAAAGGTCGCGCCAAGTACAACCGTGAGACAGGAAGCAACCTGAAGCCTCCTGCGCCTAACCCTCAGACAAAGGCTGATGCCGGTCGCAAGGCCAGTTTCTGTGCCAGGATGGGCGGCGTGGTGAGAAAGTCTAAGAATTCAGAACGGGCAAAAGCTAGTATGCGGAGATGGGGATGCCGGTAGAAGATCAGGACATTATGAATCTGGTGAGCCAAGAGCGTGATCCTATGCTGCTTGAGGCTGCTAAGAAAGAGTATCCAATATTGAATCAATACGATATTGGATATAAGTATTCACCGAAACAAGATTCAGGTTATTTAGAGTTCTTCCCTGCTGATGAGCCAGGTTCTCCAGAGCGCCCCCGCCCCAAAGAATTTCCAATGGGCAAGATAGGTGTTGAGGTTTACGATCCAAAGACACGCCCGATTGATATGCTAGGCGATATTACTAGCCACTATCTTATTTATGAAGACCCGCAAGTAAAACAGTATTACGATCAATTTCAAAAGTCTCTAAATCTTGGTCAGTACGATAGGCTAAGAAACCAATATCAGTTTGCACAACAGAACTATGGTGAGCAAAGACCATACGAAGATTGGTATGAGCGCACAGGATTGCCTGGTTATTTTCGTGGGTATGCTTTTCAGCAATGGCCTGAAGATTTTAATGAAACAGCCTACACGCCAGAACAACGCGCTATGTTTGACAAGATGATAGGATATTTAAAAGGCGTTAAATGAGTCATCCAGCGCAGATTGAATTTGTTGCAGCATTACAAAACAAGTTTCCAGATTTCTTTATTAGAAAGAATGTTCTTGAAGTAGGCAGTTTAAACATTAACGGTTCAATAAGGCAGTTCTTTCAGCAATGCAATTATGTTGGGGTTGATCTTGGCGCAGGACGAGATGTGGATGTCATTGCCAAAGGAGAAGACTTATCCTATGCTGATGGCAGCTTTGATGTGGTCGCAAGTTGTGAATGTTTTGAGCATAACCCTGAGTGGGCTAAGACGTTTGGCAACATGGTAAGAATGTCTTGTGGCCTAGTATTTTTTAGTTGTGCAACCACTGGCAGAGCAGAGCATGGCACAAGGCGTAGTAATCCGCATGACGCTCCATTCTGCGGTGACTACTACCGCAACCTGACTGAAGACGATGTGCGGCAGGAAGTAGATTTATCGGCTTTTAAAGTCTATGAATTTATAAGCAATGATAAGGCGCAGGACTTATACTTTTGGGGGTTGAAATGAAAGAAGGCTTGTACGCAAACATCCACCAAAAACGTGCCAGGATAAAAGCTGGCAGCAATGAACGTATGCGTAAGCCTGGTAGTAAAGGCGCACCAACGCGAGAGGCTTTCGTTAAGTCAGCTAAGACCGCCAGAAAAACCTCTCGCTAAGACTTCGCGGCGCTGCTATCCTTCCAGCGCTTTTCCCCTGCCCACTCTCCGGCGGGGGTTTTTTTAATAGCAGCTTGTATTGCAGTTGTTGCCGTAGCAACAGGTCGTGCAGTTGACGCATCTGCCGCTGTTATCGCAATAAGTATGATAAGTACAGGTTGCATACACAAATGGTGCGGTGACTGCCAGCCACAGAGCAAACATATACTTCATCTCAATTCTCCTTTATAAGTTCACGGATTTCTGAAATAGGCATTCCCAATTCCTCATGTATTGCCAGAATAAGATTCGGAGAAACTTTAAGTTTCTTGTGACGGATACGGCTAATCACAGTTCCTGCGCTTCCTAGTCTGTCTGCCAGCGCTTTGTCAGTCTTAACGCCAGCAATTTTCATACAAGCATCAATCAATTTGTGCTGCGGTTTAAACTCTTTTTCTTCTTCCATCATGTCTCCTTATGGTGATGCCAGTAGTGCGCCTTCAAACACATAAGTGCCTATGTGCGCTAAATGTACCCAGGGTGCTGCGTAAACTTGCCCACCGTTATCCCGCCATACTTTGCAGAAGTGATAATCCTCTGATAGTAAGCGGTTAGTCTCAGGCTCAATGCTTTCAGTAAAGAACTGGCTGATCTTGTCTGCGCCAATCGTGCCGGACAAGTCGG